CGGCGGTGATGAGCACCCCGCGCCTGACCTTCTCTGACAATTTCTTCTGCGTGTCGGCCGCTCTGGCCCCGCACGGTATCTCGCCCACAAAAATCTGTGGCGCATTTTGGGGGCAGACCCTCCAGAGGGTGATGGAAACCGTCATTGAGGAAAATGACGTGATCCTGACCTTTGATTACGACACGATTTTCAACGCCCGCACGGTCGAGGCGCTTCTGGCCTTGCTCATGCACTCAGGCGTTGACGCCATCGCACCGCTCCAGACCAAGCGAGAGGCCAACACGGTCATGTTCGCCAAGCACGGCGCGGCGCCTGAAGATCAGCACAGCGTCGAGGGTGATTGGTTCGCCAAGCCTGTCCAGCGAGTCGAGACGGCCCACTTTGGCTGCACGTTCCTGCGCACCGAAGCCCTCAAGAAGATGCCGAAACCGTGGTTTCTGGCCCAGGCTAACGAGAGGGGCATGTGGGACGGCGGTCACTGCGACGAGGATATCTACTTCTGGCGCCAATGGGCCAAGGCCGGCAACACGCTGGGCATCGCCACGAACATCAGCGTCGGCCACGCCGAACTGATGATTACTTGGCCCAGCCGCGCGAACCCGCAGTGCAAGGTGCATCAGCACACCACTGACTACTGGACGACCGGGCAGAATTCGCCCGAGGACGCCTGGGGGCGGGTGACATGAAAATTCGCGTGCTCCACAACTTCGGGAACTACGAAGCCGGCCAAGTGTTTGACGATTGGCCCGGCGGCATGTGCGACATCTTCATCCGCAAGGGGCTGATCGCGGCGGTTGGCGAGCACGAGGAGCGTGCCGTCGAGACTGCGGACGAAGACAGGGACGTTGAGCGGGCGGATGCCGCTCCCAAACACAAGAGGAAGCGGTAGTCATGGATCAGATCGTTTTCGGAACGCCCCAGCGGCCCACGTCTTCGATCACCCCGTATCGAAGCCTCGTGAGGGTCAGCGGCCCGTCTGCCGAGCCGGTGACGCTCGCCCAGGCCAAGGCGCAGTGCCGCGTCGATACCACCGACTCCGACGACTACGTCACCTCGCTCATTCAGTGCGGCAGGGTCTACGTCGAGGACGTGCTGGAACTAACGCTGATGACCAGCGTGTGGGAGGCCCGCTACGACCTGTTTCCCGTGTGGGCCATCATCCTGCCCAGGATGCCGATGCTGAACGCCCCCGTCACGGTCACCTACCGGAACGGCGATGGCACACATTCGACGCTGACGAGCGCGGCCAATGACTTTCAGGTGGACTATCGCGTCATGCCCGGCCGTATCTATCCGCAGTGGGCCACGGCGTGGCCGCCGACTCGCGGCGACGAGAACTCCGTCACCGTGCAGTATTCAGCCGGATACGGCGCTACGGCCGCGGACGTGCCGCCGCCCGCCAAGTTGCTGATCCTCGCCCTCGTCGCCCACTGGTTCGACACGCGGCAGCCGGCAGTTGTCGGCAGTATGACTTCGACGCCTTACATGTTCGACACGCTGCTGGCCGCCTCCGGCCTGGGAGTCTACCGATGACCGTCCGTGCCCGCGTTGACGTTGACGTTGTATTTCAGGATGCCACAGCCACGACGCTGACCATCGGCACGCTGTCCGACCACGTTTCGACCTCTCCGCTGGCCGCGGTGGCCCTGACGGCGACGTGTACGACGGCTGCCGTGGCGATCACCGGCCCGGCCACGCTCTCGACGCTCGTCATCAAGAACACAGGCGCCGGCCCGCTCCGCGTGGCCGGCGGCCTCGACGTGACCGCCGACAGGGTGGCCGTCCTGCCGACGACCGCCACGGTTACGGTCGCGGCCGTGGCCGGAACTGGATCGTACTCCTGCGTGTGGGTGGGCTAGTGATCGTTTCCGGCCTCATGCGCGAGCGCGTGACCATCCTCGCCCCGGCGACGGACGAGCAGTCCACGCTGGGCGCGGCCGTGGTGCCGTTTGTGCCGGCCGGCACGGTATGGGCCAGCGTCCAGGGTCTTTCAGCCCGCGAAACCCTCCAGGCGCAGCAGGCCAACGCGATCATCACACACAAGGTACGGATTCGGTTCTTCCCCGGCATCACGCACCAGCACCGCCTGTCCTGGCGGGGGCGGATGATGGAGATCGTGAGCGTCATGGAGCGGGAAGTTCGCACCGTGCACGAAATCATGGCGAGAGAGGTGGAGTGATGAACGATCTCGGCCTCCCCAGCATCACACAGGGAGAGGGTGTCGCCCGCGACATTGGCGGCTCGACAGGAAAGTCTCTCGCGCAGGGCTTCGTCACGGTCAAGACGGTCGGCATCCGCGACTTGGCGCTGAAACTGCAAGCCTTGGCGGCCAAGATGGGCGAGCCGGCCGCTCTTGGAAATTGCGTCAAGGAGGCCGCCAAGCACATCGAAAATGGCTATCGCAGCCGCGTGGCCGACGTGACCGGGAACCTCCGCAAGAGCATCCGAACTCGCATCAAGTCGTACCCCGAGGACGGCGGCGTCATCGCCATCGTCGGCCCGCTTCAGACCGGCCCGATGGGCGCCAACGAAAAGCAGGCGTCGGGAAATCATGCGTGGCTCGTAGAGTTCGGCACCGGCCCACGCCGGCCGGGCACGCAGGGAAGACGGACGTACATCAACGTCCATCAAGCGATCAACGGCAAGATGAGCCGTCATTCTTCGGCCAACGATCAGCAGTTCGCCAGCATGTCGAAGGGCTATTACTTCCTCATGGGGTCAAAGAACGAGCCGACGCGGCAGGCCCGGCGAGGTCGCGGCGGCGATCACGACTTTTACACCGACAAAGAAACCGGCATCCAACACCCCGTCACGCTGCACCCCGGTGAGGAGTACGGCGAGATGCAAGGCACCCACGCCATGCAGAATACGATCAATCAAGAGCAGCAGGCCGTACTGAGCACGCTGACCGCCACACTCAAGAGCACTCTGGAGAGGTTGTCAAAGTGATTGTCTCCCCCGAGAAGCACATTTTTCAGCGGCTGGTGACGACGCCCGGCGTGGCCCGGCTCGTCGGATTTCAGGTTTTCGCCATCGCCGTCCCGAAGACCGCTGTCATGCCGTTCTGCGTCTACAAGAGGAACAACATTGTCCGCGAGGCGCATTTGGCCGGGCCGTTGTTCCAGCCGGTTGTCCACGTTCAACTGGCGTCTTGGGGTCTGACCTACGACATGGCGAGGACGCTGGCCGACGAGGTGCGGCTTGCCTTGGATGGTCACACCGGCACCCTGGCAGGGGCTACAATCAGTGATATGCGGTTAGTGTCGGAAACCGATGATTTCATCGATCCGACGGCCGTGGGAGCACAACTCCCGCCCGCTTACGAGGTTCGACAACTGTTTCAGATTCGGTGGTCTGAGGCTACCGAATAGGACACTAAAAAGAGCGCAAGGAGGCGCAGGTCATGGCAGGCATTTCCGCACAGGGACTGACGTTCACGTTTGGGGGCACCAACCTGACGGTCACGTCGGTTCAGGTCAACGACTCGCAGGATTTGATCGATGGCAGCCACCTTGGAATCGCCCCTAACGGCCGACGCGAGTGGGTTGGTGGGTTCGCCACGAACCGCGAAGTCACCTGTGACGTTATCTCCGCAGCGATCCTCACTGCCGGCCAGAGCGGGGTGCTCGCCATCACTGGCCCACTGGCCTACAGCGGCAACGCGACGATCATGTCGGCCAGCGTCGGCGGCAGCGTCGGTGATCTGGTCAAGGGCAGCGTGTCGTTCAAGGTGGCGTGACCCATTCGGGGGTGAAGGGCAATGGCCGGCACCTCCGCGCAGGGCGCGACGTTCACCTTCAAGGGCAGCAAGTTCACGATCACCAGCATCTCGGTTGAGCAACCGACTGCGGAGGTCGTGGACATGACCGCCTGGAACGACAGCGTGGACAAGTACGTCCTCGCGCCTACAGGCGCTTGGTCGGGCGGCAGCGTGTCGATTGATTATCTGCACACGCCGGGGACGGGCAACGTCACCGACCTCGTCCGCAAGACAGGAACGCTGTCTTTCTCGTCGGCCGGCTATTCGTACTCACGAAACGCCATCCTGGAGTCGGCCACGTCCGCTGCCACGGTCAACGACCTTGTCCGCGGCACGATGAAGTTTCGGCTGACGGATTATTACGCCCCCTGACCCGTTCTTACCCTCACTTCGTTGGAGCACATGAGCATGTCGGCTGATCTTCGCAAGCGGCTTTTTGGCGCCAAGGACATTCGCATCAAGAGCATCGAAGTGCCGGAGTGGGGAGGCACCTACTACGTCCGCGTCATCAACGGCAAGGCCCGCGAGTCCTTTGAGGAAGCCCTGGCGGCCGAGCAGCGCATGAAGAACTTCCGCATGAAGTTTCTCATCCTGACGCTCTGCGACGAGGACGGTGCGACGATCCTGACCGACGCCGACATCGACTTCCTTGGCGAGCGGTCGAGCGTGGTAATCAATCGTGTGTTCGACGCGGCCTGGGCAATCAATGGTTTCACCAAGGAGGCAGTTGATGCGATGGGGGAAGGTTCGCCGTCCGACCAGAACGCCGCTTCTACCTCCGTCTAGCCCTGGCCCTTGGAAAAACCGTCCGAGAACTACTGGAGACTGTCGATTCCGACGAGATAGCCGAGTGGTACGCCTACGACCAGCGGTGGCCGATCAGCGATGGCTGGCAGCAGACCGCCAGGATTTGCAGAGTCATCATGGCCGCCTCTGGCAACTACAAGAAAAACGACGTGCCGGATGAGTCGGCCTTCATTCCGGCATCTCACAAGCCGTCGCAGACCAAAGAGCAGATGTTTGCCGAGTTGTCGAAACTAACAAAGCCTCAAGGATGAGACTATGGGGAACGGCTATCTCGGCAAAATATCGGCCGTAGTTTCGGCCAACACAAGCGACTTTCAGTCCAAACTGAACGGCGCTGCGAAGGACGTGCAGAAGTTCGCGTCCTCCATGCAGTCGTCGCTCACGGCGGCGCAGACGAAGGCGACGACCTCGCTGCGTGGCATCTACACCGAAGCGCAGAAACTGGAGCGCGCGCTTCAGGCGGCGTCCACCGGGAAACTGTCCTTCAAGGGCTTCGCTGGCCCCGACCTCGATTCGGCCGTGAGCCGGATGCGAGCGTTCGCGTCGGTGACGAAGGAGATCGGCGGCCCCCTGACCGCGGCGACCAAGTCGTTCAACCAGTTGTCGATGGAGGTGCAGGGCGAGTTCAACCCCGCGCTCAGGCAAGCCCAAGTGTTGACCGAGCGTCTGGCTGACACGATCAACAAGACCGGCACCGTGTCGGAGGAGCGATTCCAGCGGGTCGCCGGTGCCGTCAACGTGGCCGTCGATTCGATGAAGCGATTGAGCGAGGCCAGCAAACTCGTCGGCGGCCTCGCGACAGGGAAAGAACTGCGGTTCAGTAACCCGCAGTTTGTAGCGGAAGCCACGCGCTCGCAGCGGCTTCAGCAGGAGGCGGCTGCCTTGTCGCCGTCTTCGATTTCCAGCGGCGGCTTCGCCGGGCTTGTATCGCAAATCGCAGCGGCCGCTGCGGAGGCCGAGCGGCTGAACGCCGCCCTGGAGAACGAAGCCCAACTCGTCAACGGCGACGTGCCGGCGGCCACCGCGAAACTCACGGCCCAATTGGCGGTGTGGCGCAGCCTGAACGACGAACTGGAGCGGCGGAAGTCGATTGAAAACAACATTGGCGCCAAGACGGACATCTCCCAGACCGGCTTGAGTTCCAGCATTGCAGCGCAGCGCATAAAAGAGCGCGAGGCGGAAATCGCCAAGAACATCGGCCTGAAGACTGACATCTCGCAGACCGGCTTGAGTTCCAGCATTGCAGCGCAGCGCATAAAAGAGCGCGAGGCGGAAATCGCCAAGATCATCGGCCTGAAGACTGACATCTCGCAGACCGGCCTGAGTTCTGACTTGGCGGCAGGCCAGCGAGCGCAACGCCGCCGGCAAGCGTCTGAAGTGCTCGGCACTGATAACGCGAGCGCTTCGGAGATGCCGCGGCAATTGCGATCAGTCGGGCAACGCATTGTCAACCTCCGATCTCAACTAGAGTCGCTTCCGGCCACGCTTCGGCAAGGGATGCTGCCGGCGCTCAACGCCATACAGAATGAGTTCATTCAGATGGCGGGGGACTTGACGCCCACCATCAACGCTATCGACTCGCTTGAAAGCAGCCTTCAGGACGCCGAGCAGGCAGCGAGAAGGTTGGCGGCCGCAATGGAGATTGTCCAGGGGCACGGTGGCGCCGGCACGGCCGGAGTTGAATTTGGGCTTGACCAAGCGGCCGCATCTCGGATGACCGCCCAACTCAACGTCCTACAGAGTGAACTGAGCCTCGTGTCGGCCGAAGCCCGCGGACCAGGGGTTGCGGCGTTCAACAACCTGCGGAGCGCTATCGCCGCCGCAATGGCAAACGGGACGATAGCGACCGAGAGCGTGCAGCGTGAGTTAGCCGGCCTCCGCAACCAAGCAGTCTCCACAATCGCATCGCTTCGCGGCATTGACGCTGGTTCTTTAGCCAACAGTGTCGCGCAGGCAGGCTCGCGCAGGCAGGGCGACATAAGCCGGATGGGAGCCGGAAACGCCTCTCTCGCAATTCAGCAGTTGGGCTTCGCCATCGATGACTTTATGTCGTCTACTGGCGGTTTTGATCAACAACTCCGCGCTGTCAGTAACAACATTTCGCAAATGGCGTTCATACTTGGTGGAACGACCGGGTTGTTTGTTGGCTTGGGGGTGACAATCACAGCGCAAGCGGCGCTGGCGCTCACAAAGTGGATCAA